TTAGAAACCATCAGTCTTATATACGCTAGTAACACCGCAGGAGCATTTACTGTTAACACTGGTAAGTTCCCTCGATCTAACACTCATACCATTAACAATATTTTCATCTAAGACAATACTTCTATTCTCAAATATTCCCATAATGTATTCCTCCTTACTTTTTACAATAAGAATAGAAAGATTTTACAGCTTCTCTTTTTCCTAATTTTATGCTAAAATAAAATCTGTTGAAATTGATTTGATAGTCAAAAAAATGGCGAAGGCTCACAAATCATTGATACACATACATGGAGAAATACCCAAGTCCGGCTGAAGGGGACAGACTCGAAATCTGTTAGGCGGTGTATGCCGCGCCGGGGTTCGAATCCCCGTTTCTCCGTTTTTTGTTTTTGTTTAACTAAGGTTATCTGTTTCTAAATGGTTGTTTAATGCCATTCTAGCAACAGATAACTTTTTTTATTTTTGTTTAGTTCAGATTGTTTTAGAAAAGTTTTGCCACGAATTTGCCACGAATTTGCTGAAACACAAAAACTATTACGCTATAGTATTAGCGTGTTTTTTTGCATAAAAAAAGCCCACCGAATGGTGGGTTAGATTAAATGAGAATTTGGAATAGAACGAATATAGTCTTCCATGAATTGCCAATCTGGTGTTCCTTCATCAGTGACAGGGAGCATGATTTGAAGTTTTTCTAATTTTTTAGAATTTAATTTATTTCCGAAACCAAAACTCATATTTTTTCTTTGATTTGTAATCGCTTGCGCAATATATAATTTACTTAATTTCCCTATTTCATTTTTTGAAATTAACACCGTAACATCTTGGGTTGCTACAAATTCGTAAGGATGATAATGAGCGATTCCAGCTCCTCCATCACCATTATTATTAATAGCTATTGCATTTGAAAACACCGTTGAAGAATTCCTCTTTTCTACAAAACTATCAAATCCATTTTGAATTTTTCGAGCAGCTATTAAAAGTGTCTTTCCTGGCTTGAGCGTATTCTTTGCTCCAGAATTACCTCTTTTTATTTTAAATAAATTTCCTATCGCAAATGATTTATATTTTTTTTGTGTTATATTAATTTCGCTGTTGCCAACTGGTATTATCTTAGGGACTCTGATTTCAGCCATTATATTTATAATATATTGTTCCATATATTTCCAGTTAGGTATTTTGTCATCTGATAGAGGTAAATAGATTTTACGTTTAGATAATCTTGTTCCAGTCAAGCCTATCCCATATCCGTATTCGGTCCCTTCTAAAGAACTTGTAAATGCTACTTGTAAGAATAGGCATTGTTCAATAGACAAGTCAGTGCTATTTTTTCTAATGCAATAATACATTTTATTACCAGTAATGAATTCATATGGTTGTGAAAAAAAACAAACGGACTCTGCACCAAATGTAACAACATTTTTAGGACAGCTAAAAAAATTATCATCTGGTAGAACTAGACATTCTAATCCATTGTTTCTAGATGTCCTAGTCACGTATGGAATTCCTCTTTTTTGACTTTCAGTCAAATCATTTTTGTGATAAGGTTTAGAATTTTGAATATCAAAAATTTCATGAGTATTAAATTCTCCCCACTCTACCTTATCTAAGCTTGGTAGAGTGGGATCTATTTTTTTGAGATGTCATCCTCATTATCCTCAAATAAATAGCCTCTTCCGTGGATCGTTTGATCAAATTTAAAAGCTAAATAGTCCTGTACAGTTCTAGCAAACTCCTCTGGTTCAGGAATACTATCATTAAAGTAAAAATAGCTGTGCAACCATTCATCTTCAGCAGTTATTGTTGATTTTATGACAAATTCATTTTGCATATCATAAATATCACCTTTGATATTATCTAATAAGTATCTTCGTTTTTCCTCTGGGAGAGTTCCGTCTGGAGTAAGTCCAAGGTGTTTCTTTAAAACATAACCGTCATCTTCAAAATTAAAAAATCTCACGTGTTTGCGTTCAGGATGAGGAATTTGAGCTGTAAATACAGCTATACATGGATTAACTCCTATGCCATAAAACGTATTTTTATTTAGTGTAATGACATATTCTAAGGTATGCTTATTTAATATTTCTTTTTTAAACTCTTTATCTTTTTTGGTTTTACCAATCATGGTTGATTGAGGTACAATAACCGCTAATTTCCCTTCTTCAACCAACATATCTAACGCATGATTTATGAAGCTCAACTCGCTTAGATGACTTAGTTCTTTAGTCTTTGCCTGACTGTAAGGCGGATTAAAAAGTATTTTATTAATTCCTTTATCTTGCATCTCTTTACCAGACTTCGTAAACATATCTGCAAGCTGTAAATTACTTTTTCCATCTCCGCGAAGAATCATATTAGTTGTCGCAACAGTAAATAACTTTTCTTGTAATTCTATTCCAAAAAGTTGATTTTGCTTGATACTATTTTTTTGTTCTTCACTTACAGCATTATTAAGCATTCGATTCATTGCAGAAATTAGAAATGCCCCGGATCCACATGCAGGGTCTAACACTTTATCATTTGGTCGTATATCAATTAATTCTGCCATTAGTGACGTTATGTGTCTAGGGGTAAGTACTATTCCTAAGGGGTTTCCATCGCTTCCACCATATTTCACAAATTCCCCATAAAAATGACCCAATATATCAAATTCTGTATTTTTATCAAAGTGATCTAAAATTTTATCTTTTAGTTTTATCAAGAAATATTTTAGTGGTGTACATCCTAAATAAGCATTTTCAGAGTTAAGATATGGATTCGTCTTAATAAAAGAAAACTTGTTTTTCAAAATGCTAATTTTCTCGTTCCAGCGCTCTGCATTACTAATTGGTCTAACTCTTTGGAGGTACCGATTTATAGCGCTTAAAATTAAATCGCCATCTCTACTTTCAATTTCCGTTCTTCCTTTTAAAGATTTTGATAAATCCTGCGTATCGTCTTGCAAGGCCAGCAATATAGCAGACACAACGGTTGCTTTATTTTCTCCTTCTAGTGATCCATAGTTCCTTAAATCTTCATGAATTTCACTTGCGATAGCCTGCAATTCAATTATTTCTTTTTGTTCTTTTGTTAATTCGCCTAAAATATTAACTCTATACCATTCGTCTATTTTATCAGGAGCAAAACTTGATAGGTTATGTAATTTGTTCAGTTTTTTTATACTAATCTTATTTTCCTTTTTGTAAACAAATATTGGTTGTATTTCTCTATTACCAGAAATACCAATTGCTATCACTTCGTCAAAAAGTATTGTTTTTTCTACGATATGTTTCGCATAATGAACCGCACCATTTACAGCATATAAATTGGTAGACGGATAAGTTAAATCTATTTCACCTTGATCTGGTTTAATTAATCGACTAGAATCAAGCTTATCTTCAATAATAATTAATCTTCCATTTGAAAAAAAGATGAATTCTGGTTTACCTACACCCTTACCATTTTGCTTACTTGCCCCTTTTAGAGCTTTTCGGATTTCTGGATTACTAGAAGTTTGCTCTTCATAAGGAATGTTTAGCTTCTCAATTTCCCTTCTGACCCATTGATCCGTTACTGTTTTTTCATTCATTTTCAAACCTCCTACAAAGAACGTTTTCTATTGTACTAACAGTCTTTGTCTCTAATAGATTTTATACTACTAGCTGTACATTTACAACTACAATTATCCCACCCTCAACCGAGAGTGGGCTTTTTGGTTATTTAAACGTTCCTAGTGCCTTGCCTGTTTTTGAATTACGAGCCTTTACATAGTATCGAGTGCCGTATTTTGTATGAATCCCAATCCAAATAAAACCATCGCGATCCACATAACCATCATACTTTACCTTATTGCCTTTCTTGCGTGTAGATTTTTTGGCAGCTTTGGCAGAAGCTTCAAGTTTTACCTCTACCGTTTGGTTGTCTTTAATTTCTCCATAATTTGACAAACGTACTTTTTCACGTAATCTGAACTTGAATTTCCTTTGATGATCCAGAAGAAAATATTTACAATACTTCTCTCTATTACACCAATTAGAGAAACTTAAATACCCAAAAGGGCCATAAGAGCCTGCACCTAAAATGTATGCAAGCTTAGTTTTTCAACCTTTTTATCAAATTTAAATTGCCTTTTTATATAAAAGGGCAATTATTAAACTTCAAACTAATAGTATCTTGTTTATAAAACAAAAAAACCCCGCAAAAAGCGAGGGCAACAAACTAAATCTTTTTAACAAACTTCGTGTTAGCAGTGAGATAGTAACCGCTCTTCGTCTTCAAGCGAGGTGTCCCGCCCTTTGTTTTAGCCATTCCTGTAATCGTGAAGATAGTGCCTGCCGGATATGTTCCGCCTGTTTTATGCTTCTCCGTAAAGTCTACTGAATTGTATAGATCACATTGTACTAGTGTTTTGATTTTTTTAGGATTTTCTGTGTAGTATGTGTTTTTGCTTGCTGGTGTGTGTGGTTTTCCTGCTTTTAATTTCGCTAATAATGTTGTATTCTGCGTTGCTGTTCCACTGTAATTTTTAATTCCGTAACTTGTCGCTAGTTTTTTACGATTCGCAAAGCTTGAATCCAGTTTATTTAGATTCATATAATCTACTAATCCTAGACTGTTCGTGTTTGTGTTTGCACTTGGTTTAGAAGAATTACTAGTACTAGCTCCTTTTCCAAAAGTATCAGTTCCATAACCTTTATAATTAAATTGAAGGTGTGGATTGTCTACAAATCCAGACCAATCACCACCCCATTCAAAGCCTAAAGATTTGGCCTTTGCCACAAATTTCTTGCCTTTGTCTGAACGATAAGCGCCCCAATCAACCGTGTTACCTTTCGCCATAACGAAATCTAGTGCTTGTCCTATTAAATGATAAGAGCGCATTGTTTGACTCGCTCCGCTGTTAACATTTGCGGCTTGTTGTTCTTTCGTTCTAATTGTTTCGTAGATTAATACTTCAATCCCGTTGCTTTCAGACCAATCTAGCAATTTTCTAGCTGCCGCTTTTGTATTGTCTGCTAACTTATTTACATTCGCTAAACTTCTACTATGATAATAACTTGTCATTTTTTATTCATCCTCTCCATATTTTTTGCTTCGATTAGTAAATTGTTCAAATAATCCAGTACCGCCAGCTCCTGCTAAAGCACCTGCCCAAATCATCGTCGCAAGCGATCCAGAGCCATCTAAAAACGTTGCTAATGCGCCCAGGATAGCTCCGATAAGAATGCTCACAGTTGGAAGCCACTTAGACGGGACTAACTCCGTCTTCTTAATCGCCTGAACAAACACAGGTGTTACAACTACTAAAAATGTCATGTAAACTAGTAACTCTTTTCCAAACTCCATTTCTATCATCCTTTACTTCGTTATTTTGTGTTCTAGTAAATCTACTTTATGTGCTAACTTACCGACTGATTTTGATAGACTGTCAATTGATTGTTGTTGCTGTTTCATCATGTCATTTTGTCTATCCATTAGCCTCTGTTGTTCGTTCATCGTACTTATAAATTTATCTCTCTCTTCTTTCGATTCCTTATTACGCTTCTCCCGTTCTTCCTCCACTTTTTCGCGTTCTTCTTTCATTTCTATTCTTACAATTTTTGAATCATCCCAAATTCTTTTTGTGATAATTAGTAAGATTATAAAAAGCGCTACAAAGAGCGCCGCGAAGAACATTTCTTTCGCTAAAGCATAATCAAAAACTTTTGTTAGCCCATCATACATTTTCATCATCCCCCATAAAAAATAAGCCTTGCTCGGCTTTAATCTAAAACATAAAATAATTGATTTAACGCAAAATAAGTAACGCTAGTGTCGACGGGCATAAAACTCATTGCATTGGCGGAAGACGCATGTACTCGACCACCAGTCGATTTGCTCGTTGCCGCGTAAGCCATCGCCGTTCTTGTTGTCTGTATCTCAAGAGGCACAGAAGCAAAAGCATTAGCTGATGCCCATGCGGTTGATTTTTGAACTTGACCACGGAAAAACACAATTCTAATTCCAAAAATGCATAAAATCATATATTGAGGTGTATTAAATTCGGCTGTAGAATATCCTGCGTTAAGCGGTAAATCTTTCCAGCTTGTTTTATAAAACGAATCTGCATCAATAGAAAGCTTAATATTTCCCGATTCACTGAAAATCAACGATGATGCTGTTAGCATTGCATCTTTTGCAACCCCTTCTCCTTTATCATCAATTAGTTTTTGAGCTATTTTATAGCCGCCTAGTGTATTTATAACGCTTTCCAAAACAGTAGAACCCAACCCCGTTGGTAGATAAGTGGAAGAGGTAAATCCATCGTCATTCATTCTCACGGCACCAGAATACAAATTTCCGTCTTCATCTCGATGATTTACCGTGTGCAAAAACTCTGATCCACTTATAACTCCGCCAAAGATAGAAATTGCGTGCAATTCTTCGATGCTTAATGCGGTTAAATCGAACTTTTTGTCTACCCACTCCCCTTCCTTCCAAATCTTAACAGCTCCCACATTTCCAGCGGCATTCAATGAATACCAAGTATCGCCTTCGCTAGGCGTTTCGGGCGGCGTTTCCGAGTAAATAGTCTTACTTTTTTTTCGCGCCTCTTCCAAAGCTTCCTCTATTTTCTCGCTAGCTTTTGGGTCCGCTTCTGCGATGTCGATTGTCCCGACTTCCCAAACCACTCCATTCCAAAATTTATAAACCGCCGGAGAATAATTGGCATCCAGCCAACCTGTTCCAACCGATGGATTTTCTGGGGGCGCTGCCGATGTGGTTATCCCATCGCTCAACACTTGCAAACTTAAATATCCTGTGCCTAACACATTTTTACTCACTAACTAATACCTCCTTCTCCCTTATTCTGTAAATCCTATTTACTCGCTTTCCCGGCTCACCAAATCCGAAATTACAACTTAAATTTCGCACTCCGTTCCCGTCAAAATATATAAAAGCGCCTTCCATTTCCGCCACAGAACCTGTCGGAACGATGGTTCCCTTGTCGAATGTAAAAGCAAGTTTATATATCACTTCTTTGTTTATCATGTCGTAACATATAACTGTATTTCTATCAGTGCCAGTTATCCCAGTGCCATAACTTAAATAAGCATAAGGAAATGCCGCGCATGTACTTTGTAATGTCATTGTCGCGATATTAAAACCCATTTCTTTTCCAGAGCAGCGATAAAGCGGCGTTATTTTCCCTTTCAAAACATCGCTGACATTACAAATAGAAATCCCCAAATTGGCGCCGCCGTCGCTAAGGACAACATAGTTATTTTTAGTATCATATGTTACTCTGTAATAAGTCGTGCCAGTATTTAATTTATAGTCTGTTTTTTCGTAAGTGAGCAGCGCTGGCGTTGAAGTCCCGACATATTTAAATCTAACTATTGCATTCGCAGTGTGTTTAGCATCTGTAAACCAATGCGTCCATATATACATTTCGCTTTCAAGTTCTGACCATTCCAATCCTATCGTTGTCCCATGTCCTCCTTCTAAACATCGAACGGAGTCAATATAAACTCCTCGCAAGTCAGTTCTAGTCAAAATAAACGACTCTGTATATCCTGCGTAATTGCTCGCTTGTGTCCAGTAAATGTGGCCTCTCTCGTAGTCAACTCCAGCGCATTGCATAACGTTCGTAATGCCCGTTCCAGCTCCTAATTCAGCAAGTAATATGGCATCTTCTTCTTTCGCAGATACAAGCATTACCTCGCTCGCGTCATCAACAACAGTGCAAGAAATGCTCGCGCCAGCCATTAACGACGCTGGAATAGTTACCATATTGCCTTTTCCAGCCCATTCTCTTTCCCACGATTCGACATGATTCCCATCTTTATCGAACAATGACCACACGAAATTTGCTGGCGCTATGCTAGATGTTATATTATCTTTTCCAGAAAAAACTCTTGCGATGATTTGCGTTTCCAGTTGACTAGATTTAATGACATTAGCACCAGCGAGTTCGATTTTATATGTTTTTGATTCTTCAATATCCCGCTGCGTTTCAAAAATCAGCGCTTCGAGCGCAGACACATCAGAAGGTTTCACCGATTTCACAGTGACAAATTCTCCGGCCACCACTTTGTTTTCAGACGGATTTGCTTCGGACTCTGTGACAGAAATTATTCTAGCGATAACGGTTAGTGCCGGCGACATGTCTAAGTTGATAATACGGACAGTGTCGCCGATTTGAATATCTTCGTTAAAAAGCGATATATCAATTTCGTAATTAAAAAGAGGGCGACTAGCTTTTTCTAACTGCTCTTTTCCCCAAGTAAGTAATCCGGATGCGTTGAAAATCTTTTCATTTTGCACTTTGCCGAATCGATATTCTTTTCCGTCGTTAAATTGATCATTCGCATTTTCGTTAACAATATAATCTTTGCCGCCGTTCACGCTCGCTATAGTAATTGGCGAACCTTTTCCGCTTGGTGTGCCACCTTCGACGATTAAAGCGGTATAAAACGATTCTTCGTTTTCGATGCGACTCATGCCAACAACGTTTTTTTCATATTCAATACGAACGCCATTGTTATCGCCTATTTTTCTTTTTATATCAACACACTTCGTAATTTGTCCTGCCGATAATTCTACATAAGCATCTATTTCAACGTTAAATAGAGAGACCGCTTCGCTGAAAGCCTCCCTACCTTCTTTCCTACCAGTAAAGTCAATACTTTTAGTATCGCCTGCAAATTCATTGTCTGAAATAATCCAACCAGAATTTTGAAGGGCATATTCGAAAATTTGCTCTGATGTTGCGTTAATCAAATTTTTGTTATCTAATACAGTGTGATTCAGATCAGAAATTAATAAATTTTCGCAAGTGACCGTTTTTGCAAATGTTTGCCCAGCGGTAGTCTCTCTCACTTCAATAATGCGATAAATATAATACTTTCCATTTCGTTTTTGCTTTAAAATGTGATTGCCAGCGACTATATAATCCGTTTCGTGATAGCCGTAACTCGCTGAAATAGTGAGATTATCTGACCATACTTTGCCGGATTCGTCTGCTAATTGCGTTACAACAACATCATCATAAAATTTACAAGAAGCCGGTCTATCGTTATCTAAAACACCGACTTGCTGCAATCTATTATCTAAAATTAAATACAACCAATTCACCCTCTCGTCGGACGATATTCTATATAAATCTCTGCACATTCTGTTTCGATGGGAGCAGGCGACCAGATTATATCTGTCAAATTATCGGTCATTTTCACTTCTCGATAATCCACTCTTGTTCCATTTATAACATCTGAATTATACGGAATGATGCGCACCCAATTATCGTCTGCTGTAAAACTAAATGTAAGTCTATACCATTGATTGATTGTCCAATTCGGGTAATCAGACTTACGGATATAAAACGTACTTGTCGCAACAGCTGCGGCATTTGTATACTCTTCATCCGGAAACGTTCGCACGCAAAAAAAGATGTCAGAAGACTTATCGTTTTTCGTCAATCTCACATCACAAGAGACCAAATAGTCTTTTCCTTTTTCTACAAAAATTAAATCCGACGCGTTTTGAGCAGCGGCATTAGTATGTGCCATAATACTAAATATCGAACTATCTGGTTTGTCGGCTTCTGGGTTAGAAATTCGATAGGGATTGCCATTTGCATCGCCGTTTGTCCAAAACTTTTTGCCTTCTTTCCAGGTGCTGTTACGAATTAAATTGTGACTAGCTCCATCATAAATTTGCTCGTAGGGAGAATGAGAAAAAGCTAGTGTCGTTTCATGCCCGCCGTCGAAAGTTGGCAACTCTCCTCCGATCGCCCAATTTTTTTGTTGTATTGTACCGTTGATGTACACGTGTTTGTCTTCTGCGTTAAATTTTACTTCATCTCGCGAATTTGCTACATAATCAACCCCAGACGGCGTATTTTCAAAAAGTTTATTGACTCTTAAAAAAGACATCGACATACCCTGTTGCGAATATCCTTTTGCGTGTTTTGGATTATCTTCGTAAATATCCATTTTTGCATTGTAATAGGCAACGCCGGACAGCGACAGCCCTTTGTAATCATTTAACGTTTTAGTAATGCGGATTGGTGTAAACTTTGGATCCTGCGAACGAGATTTGTTATATTTATTTACCAACAAAGTAAACTTGTTTCCTCGTTTTTCCAGAATTATTTCACCATAAAAATTGCTAAACATTGAAGTTGTTGTGCTTTCGGCTATTTTAACATCGCTCCACGCTTGTTCTGTTTTTGTTTTGTTTGTCCCCTTCACTTTCACTTTTACCATTTTTCCGCCCAGCTTTACTCTGACCGTTTTAGTAACTGTTTTTCCTTTTTTTGTCGGTCCCGTGCCACTGTAAACGAATGTATTTTTAGAGCCAGAAAATAATTTCACTTCTAAAATTAACTCACTTGACTTCACTGAATTTTTTTTAAGCGTCATTACTCCGATTTTACTTTTGTTTTTGTCTAAGAGGTAAAGCTCGACCTTTCCTTTCGCTCGTGGATAATACGTATAATTGTGACAGACGAATTTAACTGACCAATTATCTAGTTCAGCATCCATCATTTTCATAACTGCCGCACCATGCCAATTTTCTGTCGTAGTTCCGTTTCCGCCCCAAAACTGTGCTCCATTTTTTGAACCAATTCGAAACTCTGTATGGTTCGAAATCATTTTTGCGTCATTATAAATAAAACCATTTTCTAAAGCGAACGGAATATTGCTAGATGATAATGTTGTCCATGGCGCAAGTGTGTTGCATTCATCTTGATAAACCAATGGAGACTTATCTACACCGATGTTCCCCGTCTCCGGATCTACATCTTCGCCTAAATATGCCCATCTGTCTTCTTCGTCCTGCACCACGGCTATCTTCCGCGTATTTGCGTATGGAATCATAGAAATGATAGGATTGCTTCTTCTAGTTCCTCGCGGTGTAATAATAAATGGATTAACAGCTACTTGCACCGTTTCTTTTTCCATATAACCCAAAACATCAGAACAATTAAACGCGATGGTAAAGAAGCCGTTCGCTTTCGTTCGATTAACCTCACTAATATTAGACACGTGCGCAAACCATTCCAAATCTGGTTCGTCGTCAAAAATAAGAGAGTATTCGTTATCTTTATCCGACCACAACCAGTCAGAAATATCGTGCAAATCTGCTAAGCGCGATTCGTGTGTGTTTGAAACTAGTTTTACATCAATTTCGAATGGTCTTTGTCCGATGTTGTTTCCTTGATATACCGCTCCGTCCATCCCTTCAATATTCTGAACTATTTCCGAACTAGGAGGTATGACAACGCGTCGAATATCAATAATCTTCAAATTATATAAGCTCGAATGAGAGCCTGCAAAAGAAAATCCGAATTCGTTAATTGAATTATTATACATTTAAATCCCCTCTAATCCCTCTTGATTGAACGCTATTCTTTTGTTTTTCAAATCTTGCGATAGTTTTGAATAACACGCCTTCCGAAACCATGCACTCAACAGTTCCGAGCATTACTGGTTTTTGAACTACGACAATGAGCTGCTCTACTAATTCTTTTAATTGAGAAAGCAACACTTTGTTACTCTTTTGTTCATCGCTAACTCCTGTTTGTTTTTTGCTTAAAGATGCGTTCTCTGTCGCAGAATTAATAGCACTTGCTATGTTGACAGCTTTTGATTTACTTACCAAATCTCGTGTCGTGCCACTTGCAAACTTAGGTACTTTATTCAAAATTTTAGCTGTTTTATCACCTCGCAACACTTTCGTCCCTCTTGCTAAATTCAACATTACGTTTCTGCCGTATGGTAAAAAAGTTTTTCCGTTTGGCAAAGTGATTAATTCTTGATAATTAGCGCCACGTGCGTCATTAACTACTGCTAATCCTCCTTTATGAAAATTTGTACCAGTAGCTAGCCCTTGCGGTCCAGATGGCGCTTTGCCGTTTGTCTTGTAGGCGATTTCAATTATTTTTTTATTTCTCATATTTAACATTTCTTGCCAATTATTTATTGCGGATTGCACTTGAGAGGCGACGGATCCGGCATTTGTCTCCATTTTCAACCACTTTAGATTTACAGGAACACCGTTGTAGTCATATAACACTTTTTTACCACTTGTTACTTTATTAAACAAATCTCGGTTATTTGCATAAAGTTCTTTTAAGTTAATTTTTCTGCCGTTGTATTCAACGATAACGTCGTTACCCTTCTTCACTTTATTGAGTACATCGCTATTGTTTGCAAATAAGTCTTTTAAATCTACTGTTTGATTATTGTACTGCACCAGAACTGTTTCACTTTGTAGTATTTTATTCAATACATCATTGTTATCTACTATCAAATTTTTTTGCCCTGGAATAGCCTTGTCCCACTCAGCAAAGCCCTTTTTTACGTCTTGCATTGTGTTGTCTACATTAGTCTCTAAAAAAGCTTCTTTTTTGCTGCTGTCCCATGGAATTTCATCCCATAATTCATAATTTTTTAAAACCTCGTCAAGCTTCTGCGGCGTATTTGATTCCAAAATGGCTTTTTTTACTTCATAGTCTAAATTATTCCATTTTTTGTTATCTTCAAGTGCTAAAACGATTTGGCGAGTGCTATCTGATTCAATCAATATCTCTTTTTCTTCAAAGCTTAATTGATTCCATTTTCCGGATTGCGCTACAGCATCGAGTATAGTTGCTTTTGCGTTTGAATTTAAATCTGCTTCTTTTATAATGAATTGTAGATTTTTCCATTCTTTTTCAGATGACATAGCTTTCGAAATCACATCATTAATATTTGTTGTTACTTCCCCGGTTTTATCGTCTAGTATTAAATCATTCCATGCGACATTAGCATCAGAAGATTCATCTGCTAATAACCCCAAATTGTCAGCTGTATTTTTAGTTGTCTCGTTAGAAATACGCTCTATATCTTCTAGCGACAATCCGAAATTTTTAAGTCCATCCTCTATTGCACTCTCCGAAATTCCGCTGGCTCTTTCAAGTTCTACCCAACGAACCGCGATAGATTCCGTAACAGCTTTATTTTTCGTCTCTAAAATATCTAGCGTACTCATGTATCGTTCAGTATTACCGTCTTCCGCATAAAGCGCTTTTGCATTTTCTTTTTGTTCTTCGTAGGCTTTTTTCTGTTCTGACATCGACTTAGATAGAGCATTCGCGCTTTTCACACGCTGACTCCTATCCATTTTTTCAATATCTTGATAAAGAGCCGCTTTAACTTTTTTCTCTTCGTCGCTAGACAGTTTAAGCGCTTCTACATTTTCACTTAAAAGGTTCTTTTCTAGTGAAATAAGACGCTTGTTTTCAGTCTCTGTTAAATCACGTTCATTTTTAGCTGCATTTTCTACAATCTTCATAGCTGAGTCCGCTTGCGTTTGAGCCAACTTTTTCTTTTCTTCACCGTCTTTTTTTGCCTCATCAAGCGTTTTTTTGTACATTGTTTTTACTTCTTCCGGGAGATTATTATAAGACTCTTCTAACGCTTTGATAGAATCATCAACGGATTTTTTGACCTCGTCAGCCATGCCCTGAAATGCAGTTTTTACAATTTTAGCATTCCCTGACATATCCGTAGAAAAAGATTCCATTGCGACGGTGCCTTCTGCTGAAAATTGGGACACTTTGCTAAGCGATTTGTCTGCCGCGTCGCCTATATCTGCGCCCCATTTTCGTGCATTGTTGTCACCGAAGACTTTGTATAATCCGTAAGCAGCTAAACCAATTGCCCCAATCGCCAATACCCATGGCCCCATAGTGACCAATGTGGCTCCAAGCGAAGCACCAAAACCGCGCGTTGCCACTGATGCAACTTTCGCTCCTTTTCCAGCGTTAACAGTTCCAATAGCAAGGGCATCAGTGCCTGTTTTTGCTAGTTTAGCTTTTACTGCAAAATTGCCTAAGCCTTGCACCATTGACCCAGTAGCTTTTATAAGCGTTCCGCCCGCACTAACAAATTTGCCAACACCAATCGTCACAGGCCCAAACGCCAGCGCAGTTGCGGCTAATTTTAAAACTAGCTTTTGTGTCTCTGGTGTTGCATCCGCAAACGCTTTAGACATTTCTTTGATACTATTTAGAAAAGGCTTAGAAGCTTGAAGACCAGCATTCAATGCTTTCATGAACGGGCCGCCAAGGTCAATAGCTATATCGTTTATTTGATTTTTAAATATCTTTAATTGCGATTCAAATGTTTCATATCGTTTAGAAGCCTCGTCGGTCAATGCGCTGTTTTCTTTCCACGCAGTTTTCGAATTACCTAGCGCATCTGTAAGAATATCCGCATTACCGGATAATCGAAGCATAGTATCAGATTCACGAATCCCTTTAATCCCTAGATCGTTTAAAATAGCTGTTAAATTTTTTCCTTCTTTACTGTTTTTTTGCAAACCATGGACCACGTCATCCAGCGCGCCTGCTGCATCATCTTTCCAAGCTTTTTGGAATTGTTTCGCTGACATACCCGCTAGATCCGCAAACCCTTTTAAAGAGCCTTTTCCGGAGTACACGGCGTTGTTAATTTTCTTCATGACCATGGACATTGCTGTACCGCCAGCCTCCGCTTCAATGCCGACACTACTCATCGCCGCTGCCAAGCCCATAATGTCCGCTTCACTCATATTTACTTGTTTGCCTTGTCCGGCCAAGCGGAGGCCCATATCGGTAATTTCTTTTTCTGTTGTAGCGAAGTTATTTCCTAGGCTAACGATAGTCGCGCCTAAACGGTCGAAATCGCTTTGTTTCATTTGTACGATATTCGCAAATCGAGCTAAAGCTGTCGCTGCTTCTTCACTTGACATGTTCGTTGCGACACCCAAGTTCACCATCGTTTTAGTAAAGTCCAGTATGGCTGGCGTTTGAATTCCCAGTTGTCCAGCCGCTTCGGCAACAGCGCTTATTTCTGTTGTGCTCGCAGGCATTTCTTTAGACATCTGCCGAATTCCAGCAGCAAGTTTGTCGTAAGAATAAGTGACTTCACCGTTTTGATTGACGACTTCGTCAACCGTTTTTTTTACGCCTGCAAACGCGCTTTCGAAATCGGATGCTGCTTTGACTGAAAGCCCAATTCCAGCAGCAAGCGGTAAAGCGAATTTCGTAGTAATTCCCATGCCGACTGAACTAATACCCTTGCCGACATTTTGCATTTTAGTGCCTAAGGCCTGCATTTTAATCCCCGACTGGACCAGTTTGCTAGAATTTAATGCGATTTCTTTACTTAGTGCATTATATTTTCCGCGTAAACTTTCCGCTTCGGCAACAGATTTGTGCATTGCTTGTTCCGCTGCAAGAAGTTTCCTTTTTTGTTCATCCGTCGCGGCGTTAACGTCGCCAGTTGCATCTTTTAAAGCGTTATATTTTTCCGTATTCTTTCTTACTAATTCGCTAGAAACTTGCAACTGCTTGCCTAACACTTGCTGTTTTGCTTTTAAACCTTCAATTGATTTTCCGGTATTTTTAAACATTGCTTCCGTAGCTTTTAAATTTTTTCCCAAGGCCTTTCCTTGCCTTTCAAGCGTTCGTGCGGAGGTTTGAAAAGGGTTGATATCCAAGCTTGCGGTAGCTATCAAATCACCAAATTTTTCAGCCAATTAATTCAACTCCTTTTTTAAAATAGACCTGGGAAAGCCTTGTCTATTGCTACGATTTTTTCTTCTTCTTGCTTCGTTATTTCGATTAAAAACTCTACATCGTCTAGCGTCATCGCTTTTAACTCATGTAGTTTATAACCAGCATCTAACAGACTTTTAAATAACGATTTAAAATTTTCTAAGGCTTTTTCAATCGTTATTTCTGTTCCTTTTTTGTTTCGTCAGTATTGCCGCCCATCACTTCGAAAAGAACTCCATTCACCACAGTAGCAAAGTCCTCTCGTGTAATTCCTTTCAGCACATCATCAACTGAAAATTGATTGTCAAAAACCGTCACTAAAAATTTAGCTGCGTCTTTCGTACCTTCCATCTGCAGCATAATTCCCTCATGCGTATTTGTAAGTTCCATTTCATCTTTTCCTGCGAAACGTTCCACTTGTCTGATGTTGTATTCCATGCCAAGCATTGCGTCGAACATTGTCGTCTTATTCTTTTTATAAAGAACTCCTTGTTTTTCATTTTCCTTCATTAATCTAATTTCCATAATTAAAAATCCTCCGTTTTTTATTTATTCACACATGAAAAGAAGTTTTTCAGCCTTGGCCAAAAAACTTCTTTTCTCTAATATTTAATTTATTCTCCGTTCTTCGGAGGGGTAACCGCTTCGGTTGGATCGATTCCATACACCATTTTATAAAAATCGCCTAACACAAAATCTTCATTATCTTCTCTTGCAATAACCAACATGTTACCATCAGCCTCACGAGCTACAAAAGAAGCAGAAATCGTTTCTGTTTGCGCCGTTGCTTTATCTTCTTTCGTTGTTAAATCCAATCCGGACGGCGCAAATTTCCCCTTCACCAAGCCAAACCATACATATTTCCCAGAATCTAAACGAGAACGGAAAGAAGTAGCAATATAAGGCGCAGAAATGTCTTTCTTGAATAATTCCATGCCTTTTTCGACTGCAATACCAAGAAGATCTTTTTTTGCATCGGAAGAAATATCAGCTAAACCGTATTCTAGCCCAAGCTTTGTGATTCCCGATTCAAGAATTGCGAAAATGGTGTCATCTGCATAAAAATTTTCGTTTTCCATTTCCAACTCTAATTTTGCAGTCGTTAGCCCTGGCAACGATTTAACCTCGCTCGCTTTATCCTTTTCGTCTAATTTAGCGTATTGCGCTTTATCTAAACCAATTTTTACCATTTTTTTTCCTTCTCTCATTATTATTTTTTGAAAACACCTTTATACTGTCGTGCGTTATAATTAAATTTAAAATCCGGCTCGATGTAAGTGTCGTCAGCGTACTGCTCAAATCCGTTTAAACGCATCGCTTCATCGATCAACGGAATTAAAATTTCAAGATGTTGTATGCTGTTCGTCATTGTCGATATTTGAATCTCTGCTGACTCTGCATTTGCTTTGTCGTCAAAATAAAAAGAGCTGTAATTATTTACAGACTCAATCCGGATAACAGGAGCATTTTTTTTATTTTGAAAAGTCTCCGGAAGAACAAGCATGTAGATAGTTTGTTCTTCTAACGCTTTTCCGCGAATGTTGTTAATTGATTCATTTAATGCTTCATTTTGAATAAGAGCGTCATATGCTCGCTTGACCGGTAGCATAATTACAACCCCCTTCTCAACGCTTCGGCATAAATGCGTAATGCTTTTCTTGACATCACATTCAAAGTTTTTTCTTCAAAATTCTGTGCCGATTGCTTCGCTGTTCCGTTGTTGGGAAAACGCGCGCGCCACCCTTCTTTTTTGTAAAGAATATCTTTTTCAACGCTTCCGCCAGAAAGCATTTTAAATCCCGACAGTGTAACATCATCTTTTAAATGTTTTCCTGCTTCATCGCTGACTGGGATATTGCTTTGCAAAAGTTCTTTTGTTTCTACCGCTACTTGATTGACAGCTTTTTTTGCTTCTTGTTTATTTTCGAGAATCATTTTTTGAATATTTGCTTGCATTTCCTCCAAACCTTTTACCATTCCACCCACCTCGCTTTAATAAGCTTAAAGTCGTCTGCTTGTGCAGTTGGAGGCAATTCAATGATTTCGAAGTCGTTTCCTTCGTAAAAAATCACTTGCGTAGAATCAATATTAAACCGCTGTTTTTTCCGGATGATGAACGTTATTGTGTTTGCGCGGCCTTCGGTGTCTGAAAACTCTTTTATAGTTGCTCTTCTAACACCAGCCCAGCAAGACCCAACCGATTCTTTAACTTCTCTTGATTCTCCGTAGTTATTCTTTTTATTCTTTTTTTGTCTGAATGTTATTCTATCTGTGAGTTCTTCAAAGTCCATTTTTTATAATCACCTCGCAGGCGTTGAATGTAAGAAATTAAAGCAAACGGTACTTCGTTTTGTTTTTGCAACGACGTAGCTTTTCTATTTTCGTAGTTCGAGCTTAGTAGCAACAACGTCGCTATTTTAAATACAGCGTTATCATCAAAAAAAGGCGATTCATACTCAAGTGTAACCGCACCAACAATCTCTTGTTCCGCGGCAGGCAAGTAAATATTTTGAATGATGCTATCGTCTTCGTCATGTTCTAACTTCAAGTGTTCTTTCGCAGTTGCTAGGTCTATTCTTGTCTTGTGTTCGTTTGTCAAACACTCACCTTCTTTCTAAAAAAGAGAGCCGTTAAGCCCTCTTTTCAATTAACCCGCGGTTGGTGGAGTAATTTCAAGATAGCACGCAGCGTCCGGATCAATTTTTTTGAAGTCGTTACGAACATTAACGGCTAATCCTTGACTATATCGGTCGAACTTTTCCCATTCAACTGTAATTTCCGAACGATTAAATACAGCTACAGATTCCTCAATATCTCCAACGATAACAGGATATTTTGGATTTGTCTGCGTTCCTTTAGAAGCTAATAGACTGTTAGAAACGACTTCGACGGGTAATGAAAATAATGATTTACCACTAGGCGCGGTCAGATCAGGCTGTAATAAATAACGCCCTTCCGAGTCTTTCAATGTGTCTAACCAGTTAAAAGCGTCTTGATTCACGATGAACATTTTATTTAGCGCTGGATCTAAAGTCACGTTTATAGCTTTTTTAATATCATCTGCTCCTGTCCCCGCAACAGTTGTCATCGAAGAAAGCACTTTGATGATGTTGTAATTTTTTGTGTTTAAAACCATGCGAGCTAGTTGTTTTTTGATATATGCTTTCACGTCAATAGCGGAGTCTTCGATAAGTTCTTCGGATAGAACGATTTGTCCGCTTCGAGTTTGAACGTCCCATTCCACCTCGATGAACATCTGTTCATCAATCTTAGCGATTTCTGCTAATTCCTCTTTAGTAGCTAATGTAGCTGAAATTCGTTTTGCAATTGGGAACTTTCCTGTCTTCGTATTTACATTTTCAACTGTCGCGTATTTTGATAAATCTAATTCTTGTTGTTTTAATTCTTTAACTGAGTTTGTAATATCGACCGGAACAATAACGCCGGTGTTAGTTGTTGTTAAATCTCTTGTTTCAGCCCCTTTACTTCGGATGTATCTTTCGAACGCATCGACTTTATTTGTATTATCTAAAATATTGTGATTGCCCTTTGATCGCTCTCCGTTATCTTCTTCACCTTCACGTTTTTCCAACGGATCCGGAATTGTTTCTAGTTCACTAAGACCAAGTAATGTATCTAATTCTTTTTGTTTAGCTTTTAACGTTTCTTTCAAAGTGTCAATTTCTTTTTTTAATTTTTCGGCCGCATCAACATCTCCAGACTCCGCCTTCTCGCGTGCTTCTGTAATTTTTGTGTTAAAACTTTCTCTTGTGGTTTTTAGCTCTTTTTCCAATTTTTCAATTTTATCTTTAAACATTTTCATTCTCCTTTTCTTTCGTTTATTCCAACAAAAAAACACTTGCCTTTTGGACAAGTATTTTTTAAATGGTTAATTCGTCTAAATCAAGTTGTACCTTAACAATTGCTAAACGCTTTTGATAATCTTTTTCATTAGCTAATTCTCTTGTAGCTACTGCGACGTTTGTGTCTTCATATGCCGGGATAGTAACGATTGATATTTCTTCGATTTCTGAAAATTGTTCAATAGTTCGAATGTAGTCACCGTCTTTACTTCGTTTCCAAGAAACACCGTTTTCTGTCGTTCTAAATTTAAAACTACATTGACTTATATTGCCCGCTTTGATGTTTTCTTTTAAATCGCGCGCAAAAGAGGTTCCAGGCAATGTACACACAAATCCAAGACCAGTAGAATCGTTTTTTAGCATTAATGTTCCGGCTTTTGTTCGACCGATACATTGATTCCGGTCGTGATTAATTAACGCTCTAACATCTGATAGATCCACACCGTTTAGCGCGTTCGGGGAAATGATTTCTTTATAGCCGCCTAAGTCTTCACTTAATGAGTTATATTTAAGTGCATAGCCAGCGATAGAATTCTCTTCTTTACTCTCTACACTTTCGAGCGATCGTGTTTCCATTTCATTCATTCATCCTCACCCCCTTCGCCTGCAGAACGGGTTTTATAACCTCTCTCGCTTCTGTTTTTCTGATATTCTTTTAAACCACTTAGCTCCGTATAATTTAAACTAGCAAGTAATTCATTGCCGCCTTCAACCGGAGGCGCTCCGAATCTCGCGCGGCCCTCATTTGGTGTCAAGAGAGTTCCTTGCACCAATTCTTTAACAACTTTCGCTTTTGTTTCCGGATCCATTTCAAGAAGCCGGTCCACGTTAAAACTTACTTCAGTAAATTGATTAAAAGGATAGTCAATCATTTTGAATTCAATTTCTGTGCTAAAACACGAAAAAATAGGATAAAGCGTTGATTTTAAGTAGTCTGCATTCGCTTGTGATTGCGACGTATTCGTTGTTTCAATGCCTAGTTTTTCCAAAGGAAGGCCGAAACTTTTCGCTACTTGGGCAGTAGAGAACGTATATCCGTTAAGAAATTTAAGAATTTCGGTAGGTATTTCTAGTTGTTTGAAGTCCATCGTGCTATCTAAAGCTAGTACGCCGCCCGCTTTCATCGCACCGCCATAAGCTTTTGAAAATTCTTTTCGTTTGTCCGTTAATTCTTCTGTGCTTTTTAACGCTTTATCTAGCTTCACGATTCCCCCAACCATTGCACCACGTTTAAAAAACGAATCCAGCGCACTTTTAGAGCCTTCCTGGATGGAGATTTCTTTTGCTAATGTGTGAAGTGGACTGTATGCGTTAAAGCCATCGAGCGTAAAAATCCGGAAATGAAGCATATTTTTCGCCGGAATTGTTTTCGTTTTTCCATCACTTTGGACAATTGTGTAAACGATAGCATCTTTTTTTTGTGTAAAAGTAACGGTGCTATTTCGGTGAAAAAGCAACTCTGCTGGGACTCCGTATTTCGCACGTTTTATTTCTACAAAAGATTTACCGTTTAATAGCATATTTGCTGTAATGACAAATTTAAAATGCCACGGATTCATTTGTTGGTTAGGTCGTTTGTTAAGCAAATAGTTTAAATTACTATCTTTTTCTTTTATTCCATTCACAACGATTTCAAAAGGAGAACTTGCAACATCCGACGAAATTGTTTTAACTGCAGTGTAAATATCGCTATTACGCAAAGCTCCAACACCTGACCACGAAACGTTTCCTCCGTAAGCCTCTGACAAAAGCACGTTTAGCGTATCTGTATCCACTTCCGTCTTTTCTCGAACTTCACTTCTTTTTTTAAAAAACATTTTTAATCACCCCCCTTTTTTGGGGCGCTAAGCAAGCTTATAACTATCAACATAATGCCAGCGCTAATTATTCCAGTTTTGAATGTAAATAAAAACGCCGCATACACTAGTAGCGACATTCCAGCAAGCAATAGTAGCGAGTGACTGTTATCAGCAATCCAAACCAAAAAAGCTAGCAAAATTCTATTTAATTTTTTAACCAAGTTACCTCACCCCCATACATCGAAATAAAGTTCTTTACTGTCCGGCTCGTAGTACATAGCTTCCGTAAATCCATCCACAACAGCAACGATTGGATCTATTTTTTCGCGATTTCGTTCTTTGTTAATCTGACAAGCATCATTTGTATATTTTAAGATAGCGTTATTTACTGCAATATCAAGCAAAGCATTATTGCTGTGTGTAATGCGCTTATCAATAACCCCGAGCTTAAATTCTTTTGTAGGGTCTGATAATGTTTTAACGCCTTGTCGAACTTCGATTAATTCGTAATCCAAACCTCTTTTTTCTAGTTCTGCGAGAAAAAGAGATATATTATAAGAATCGTAACAAATTGCGCGAACGTTTAAGTTGTATGCTTGTACGTAACGTTCAATATAATCAATCATTTGCGCATAGTTAATGATTCCAGACTCTAAATCTGTTAGAGTCGCAACACCTTTTTTAACCATCAGACGGTAATCAATCTTATCACGATCTATTTTTAAATCTAATCCGCCGCGCGTGCCAATAAACGAATGCGCATCCACATGAAATTTTTTATCTTCAAACGGGAAAACAAAACCAAGCGCCGAAATATCTCCGCCTTTTGACAAATCAACACCAATATATACGTCTTTGCCGTAAATATCTGCATCGCTGGCCCCTGCTGCTTTCCAGTCCTTGGCGTCCATGTAAGATTCTTCGCTAGCTTGCATCCAGTAATTAAAATTTTTAACTAAACGGCGAAAAATTTTATTTTGTTCTATTCCTGTTTTAATCCGTTTGCGCAAATACTCCATGTTGTCTTCGTATTTTGCCTTAATTTCTAAAATCGGATTTGATTTTATCCAGGTCGTTTCGTCTTGCCATTCGTCTGCAAAATCTTGTTCTGCAATAAAAACAAACATTTCGTCATCAATCACGTTCCCGGCCAAAATACTTTTAGCGTAAGGGTACATCGTTGTATATAACCATCCGTTCAATTTAAAACCTGCAGTAGAGATAATGAAAGTCAATGGCGACTCTAGTTGACCTTGTCCAGATTCGATCAATTCAAAAATTTCATCGTCTGTATATTCGTGCGCTTCATCCATTGAAGTAAACTGCGGTTCGAACCCGTCCAAACTACTCGTGTCCCTTGAGAGCGGAATAATGAACGAGTCGTCTATTAAGTTCCGTATTTCTTCGCGCACTTTTTTTGTCGCTTTTCTCACTTGTTTGTCCTGCAAACTCAAAGCTCGTAAGAACTTCGCAACCATTTTAAAAACAAGGGAAGCTTGTTTTTTATCATTTCCAGCACAAAACATTTGTCGGCTCATCTGCGGATTCTTAAAGAACAAGAATTCATATAACATTAAGCCTGCGATTAAAATAGATTTTCCGTTTTTTCGGGCCATCATGACCAGTGCGGTTTTAAACCGTCGCACATTTTTCTTACCTTTTTTATACCAGCCGTGGATATTTCCAACAATAAATTTTTGAAACATCGCTAAAGGAAAAGTTTTGCCAGTTTTTGGATCCGGAAGAACTTCCATGAACTTGATTGCATTTTGGGCTCTTTTGGGACGGTAGGAATATTTAAACGATTGCTCTTTTATTTCCAATAAATCGTTTAAATGCCTTTCACATGCCGCAATTACTGCATTAGATGCGAGTATTTTTTTATCTAAAATCAATCGACAATATAAATACGCATCATCTTTGTACTTATCTTCAATTTCACTAAAATTAGTCATCGTCTTCATCTTCTTCGTCATCATCTGCGAACATATCAAAGATAGAAGATTCTTGTTTCTCCTCCGGCGTAACAATTTTCATTCTGGAATCTACTGTTAAACCTAGACTTGAAGCGCTTTGGATAATTTTTGCCGATGCGTCCGCCATCATACCAACCGCCGGATTTTTCCTGGAATAATCCGTATAGTATTTAACTTCCTGGTTTTTGTTTAAATAAGAGCGCGTCATATAAATTCCATTTTTTTTATACTTATCATAAGCTTCACGCCAAACTGAATACCAAACACAATATTGTTCCAAAACCCCTCTATCTAATCCCCGAATCGGAAGCTTTTTTATTTCTTTTACAACACGACGATATTCATTTCTTGCTAAGTTATTGAAATACTTCGGTGGTGTTTCTTGCAATTCTCCAAATCCGTCTGTTGCTTTATTTTCAACGTTTTCACGCTCTTCTTTTTCTTCTTTTGTCAAGTGTTTTTTGTTAACTGCTGTTAGTTTTTTCTTTCTTCCTGCCAATTTGAAAAATCACCTCCTCCAAAATATTTCAAAAAGGGAACTTTGGTCACGTTTAACAGCCCAACGTTCTACAAACTTTAAAACATAGGCCCGGTCATTCGGGTGGGGGGTCCTTCTTTTGAAAAGTTTCTTTATTGTGACAAGAAAAACAAATGCTTTCCAAATTTTCCGGATCCATTCTTTTATCCCAACCTATAGACGTATAAGTATCTATAATGTGATGCACTATGACCGCTTGTGTGATGACCCCATCGCTTAAACATCTTTCGCAAAGAGGTTCTTTAAGCAGCTGATGGTATCTACATTTCTGCCACGTTCTACTTTTATAAAATTTAGTTCGTTCGCTCTCTGTTCTAGCTCGTTCTTTTTCAAAAGCTTTTCTTTGATTAGAAACGTATCCGACCGGGACCAGCTTCGATTTTCCGTTTTCGATTATTCTTTTTTTAGATCCGTTCATTTTTTCTTTTTCGTTTGCGCTGGATATAAAGTTTTATTCGCAACATCCAACTGTGCTTTCTTCATTGCTGTAAATTGTTTGTCACTGATAAGCCCGTGGGCGCTCAGTGCCTTGTCATAATCACTAGCTAATTGTTCCAGGTTCCTAATCATGTGAGTATTATAATTTGTTTTGATTTTCTTATTCATTGCTTTAAATGTTTCTATCACGGTAATCAGATATAAACGAAGCGCAAGTCCTTCTTCGTTTAATTTGTTTTGAGATAGCATCATCTTTATTGCTTCGCCTTCTAACGATTCGTATTTCGTTGGTTCTAAATTCATTTCGTTTCCTCCTCCTTGTTTTCCTCCTAATTTTAAAAAAGAAGTAAAGCAGGAGGCACTTTACTTCTTCAAGTCAAAGGGTTGTTAACTACCCTTACATATATAGTGCGCATTGCCCTCTAAAAAAACGGCTCGAATGTCACATATCTTATATTGTGTGTGTTTTAAAATATCTTCGTAACCCTTTGAGTCACAACTTTTTTCAGCGTTCTTAATTTCGAATGTCATGTTGTCGGTTTGAATGTGTATTCATTTAAAAAATATTACTTTTGTTTTTCAATAAACGAAACTTCTGCCCTATAAATCAGATCGCCTTCATTTGTTTCTGTAGCACTGTAGAAGTGAACATGTTCTTTTGCTTGTTCCAGCAACATTTCAATGAGATTCTTTTTCACTAATTCAATAGGATATTTATGTTGGCGCATATCTAACGGCACGCAAAACTCGCTCCCTATTCGGATTGTTTCTGCTAATTTTGTATTTATAACCACTTCCTTTTCTATAACATATTCTTCCGGATTTACTTTCTTATTCAAATTAGATGTTTTCTTTTTAAACCATCTCTTTAAAGGTCCAACGTTTTCGTGTTTATAGTTTTTCATTTTTAGCGCTCCTTTTCCTACAAATTAAATTTAGCCATTTTTTTATCTAGTTCGTCCTGCTGTATACCGATATAAAGCAGTGTTTCTTTTTGGTCCTTGTGATTGAATATTTTTTGCAAAGCGACAACGTCATTAAATTGTTTATAAAAGTGATATCCGAAGGTTTTTCGCAGCGTATGCGTTCCTACGCGATCAAGCTTGAATATCGGCTCTAGCTCTTTCAAAACCCGATATGCGGTTTCGCGTGTGATAGGCTTATTTACACCTTTGCGACTTTGGAATAAAAAGTCTTCGTCCTCTAAATCTAATGTGTACAATTCCAGTGCTTTTTTTACATCGCGTGGAATAAGTATTTTTTTATTTTTATTCGTTTTTTGTTCTCGCATAGATATATGGCCACCACGAACATCTTTTACTTTTAGTTTTAAAAGGTCGCCTATTCTCAATCCGACATTTATGCCTAAGAAGAATAAAATGTAATCTCTACTGCTCTTTACAATCAAGTATCGTTTTATTTCCGTGATCGTGTCGCGGTCTCGAATCGGTTCTACTGTATTCATTTATGCACCTCGTTTTCGCCGTTCAAATACACATTAACTAATAAACTTTTTTCTTTTTGCACATCAATTTTATGCTTCGCTCTTCTAATTGAATTTTCTACGCTTTTAATTGTAATGTTTAAATACTCTGCAATATCACTGTAGCTACACATGCATTGCTTATTTAACAAATAACATTCTTTTTCTTGTTTCGTGAGTTTGCGCAACAAACTGCTTATCATTTTCGTTTCAAATTCCCCCAGCTCCTTTTCGGCACACGTCTGCGGATTTTTATAATTAAGATAATCTAATAAATATGAATCAGCATAGATTGTTCTACTTTGTGTATTTGCTTTTTCACCCAACTTGAAATCCCAAGGCGAAACACCCGTTTGCATATAAGCTATGCTATTTTCTAAACTGGTTGTTATTTCTCCCCAAATCTTTTTATCTGCTATATTCTCGCATTCTGCCTTTTTTCTATTTGCATGCTGCAAGGAAACCTTATACTCGAAAATTAAATCATCTAATCCCAACGTGCGCCCTCCTAACAAAAAAGCTATATCAACGACGATATAGCTTTTCTTTCACTATATTTAGTTGTCATTTTTAGAAATATAAGCGTGCTCTTTTGCTTTGAAATTTGTAATATAACAATGATTACAAGCGCCATCCGCAAATAGTTTTTCTGCCTCTTGTTCTGCCTCTTTTTTTGTTTTATATGAATTTTTATAGCAAAACGAGGTTTCTTTTCTTACATACAAATCCCACATTTTTGTCACTCCCATGTTATTTTGTTATAAGTATCTAATTTAATTTTTACGTATTCATCCATTTTCATCGTTCATTTTCACTTAAAACGGCAAATCATCATCTGAAATATCGATTGGCTTGCTATCACTAACAAACGCACCGCCTTTCTGGCTCGCACCCGATTCATATGAGCTTGTTTGAGTGTTGTTTGAATAATTAGCTTTGCTTTGATAATCATTCGTTGTAGCTCTCCCTGGGTTGTTTTTAGGCTCTAAGAATTGAACTGATTCAGCAACTACTTCCGTAACAAAAACGCGTTTACCGTCGTTGTCCTCATAATTTCGAGTCTGTATTCGACCATCAACGCCCGCCATGCTTCCTTTCTTCAAGAAATTAGCAACGTTTTCTGCTGGTTTTCGCCAAACAACACAATTAATGAAATCGGCTTCTTGTTCTCCTTGTGCATTTTTAAATGGGCGATTTACAGCTAATGTAAAAGTCGCAACAGCCGCGCCCGCTGGAGTGTAACGTAAATCAGGGTCTTTTGTTAATCGTCCTACAAGTACTACACGATTCATCATTATTTGCTTTCCTCCTTCAACACATTCGCCATATTGTTGATTTCTTTTTGCGCGTTACCCCTAAACGGATGTACAACTTGTGGAAATTTTTGTGCAAAGAAATGTAACACTAAATTTCCGTTTTGAAACAATAATGTCTCTGTAATTTCCGCAACTTCTTTTCCGTTTAAAGTTTGACCAGTACCACGGCACTCGATATTTACATAGCCTTCGATTTCGCAAGCAGTGTTGACCGCTGCATATAAAACAGGCACTTCATGTTGATTTTTTATCGAAAGAACTGTGCTCTCCGCTGGCAGTGTAATTACTTGAGAGTCTTTTATTGCTAAAGGATATTTATAAATTTTTAATTTCATCTCATTTCCTCCTATACAATCCCTAAGACGACAAACCCGTCTTTTTGCTCATAATCTGTCATGTAAACTACTTCAACAACGGTGTAAAGACCTGTATCCATGTCATCCCATTCGCGTAGAATCAAAGTATCTCCTACCTGGAAGTCACGGTCATTTTTTCGAATTTCGAACGTTTTCCGTCCTTCCGTCACAGCTGCAAAAAATTCTGGTGCTATTTTTAATTCGTGCGTTTTAGTCATCGTCTTCCTCCCACTCGTCCCAGCTATAAGCTATTTTCTCCATAAACACGTCTGCATGTTGATAACCTACTTCCACCAGCCATTCTTTTGTTTCCTCAAAAGTCGAACATGCTGAACCGAGTTGTTCAATAGCCAAATTGAAATCTACTTCATAAACGGCTAGCCATTGTTCTAACGTTACAAGATTTATATCTAATGATCTTTGAGTGATTAATAAATCTTCTAACTCTTCTTTCGTCATGTCGTGATGCGTTGGAGCTTGTCTAAATACTCATATGCTTTTGTACCTTTTTCGATGCTGTAATAGTTCATCATTTACCTTCCCCCTCAAAATCTTTAATTTCCGGTCGCTCTCCGTGAGTTTCAACCATATATTTTTTCGCTTTTTCAACTTCTTTTCTAAATTTATCTAATCCATTTGCTTTAATTTTTTTCTGGATTAAAGGAATCACATTATCTTTATAATATTCGATTGCTTTATCGCGAGTATTTAAATCTAGAAAGTCTATGAGATTGTTTGGAATATTAAACAATGAAGCTCCACTGGACATTTCATTAACGTGCAAGAATACTTGGGTTAATGTCCCTTCCGGATAAATTGCAAAGTCTATACCATCTATCGTCACTTGCATTCCCACCTTCACAACCCAGCCGCTTTTCGTCGCAATCTGAAACACTTTATCTTTTTCAGATATTTTTATTGTGCTAGTCATTCTTCTTTTCAGCTCCTCTCTTTAGTTGTTGTGTTTGCTATTAAAAGCTGTGTAACTGTTTAACAATTCGTCAGCTTCTTTATATAGTTTCTTACTGTAGTCAGAACGATGTTCGTTTAATTCGGTCACAGTGAAGTGAAAACCTGTTTTAATAAAATCCCCCGGTTTTACAGTTCTAAATAAGTGCCCTCCGCTTAAACATAGCAGAACTACTTCTTGACTCGTGCTGTATATCTGCACAACAACGCCATAGACTGGGATTATTCCTCCCTTGTCTTTTATCTCGTCTCCGATTCGCAAATCCCTCAAGGCTCTTTTGTTTTTATACCTATCAAAAATAAAGATTAAGATTAAAGTAAAGAGACTTGCTACAGCTAATATCCCTATAGATGCTAAAATACTCATTCCGCCACCTCTTTCTCAATCAGCCAACCAGAGTCAATATTACTGCCTAGCCAGTCGTCGTAAGCCACTGTAATCTCTTTTTCTAATTGTTCAGTTGTTAATATATCGAACTCAATATTCAAGTCTGCTTTCAAAAGAAATGTTTCTGTTTCAAGTGATCCGTGCATACCAGTAGAAACGTAGAATCTTACTTTTTTGTCGTTCATTCCGCCACCTCTTCTGTTACCCAGTAAGGATTTTTTTCATAGAACTTCTTCACTTCTCTGTTAAGCGAGCGTGTCATGCTTTCCAATAAGGTTGCTTTAGTCCCCATATTTACATGTTTCCTTTTCGCTTTAATAATGTAATTCAATTCTCCTTTTTCTGTAACTGTAATAAGTCCAATACCGCCGAATAGTTCAAGTATTTTAAGAAACTCCACTATCCTAGCTCCCCCCACTTCGCCAAGCAAAACAGTAGCTTTACTTTTCTTATTATTTTTTCATTATTCATTTTTAAACCCCCTTTCCTAACTCTCTAATAGCATACGCATTTCGTTATATGCTGATTCAATTTCTTTATCCGTCATCGCTAACGCTTCTTTCAAACTGCATTTTTCAGTATGTAAAAGCGAAGCTATCTGATGTTGAATCCCGATTCTTCTTTTGCTCAACTGATTTAATAAGTCTTGTTCGTTTTTTCTCATGAAGAAACCCCCTTATCATTTCGTTTTTTAGAAACAGAAAAACTTTCGTTGATAATTGCCAAAAAGCTAAACTCTTCCTTCTTTCCGTTATTGTCTAGAAGTATGAAAGTCCCACGCTTTTTGTTAACTTTCACAACTTCGTATTGTTGCCCTTTATCGAACCCAAACGCGCCTACGTTGCAATGTACAAAATCTGTATTTTTGTTGGGGATTTGAATTAAATCCGCTTCTGACTCTGTGATACCTGCCATTTTTTCGAGTCGTTTTATTTTTGAATTTCTCGCTTCTATTTCAGCGTAAATAGTCGCGAGCGTTTCTGCATCGAGCTTGTCAGTCAACATCATTCTGTTATTCTTTGCCGCAAAATCTATTTTATCTATCACTTTTTTTAATCGATTATTTGCTATTATCATATGTTTCTCCCCTTAACATTATTGTTCCACGGAACTAAATTCTTTTTTCTTTTCCAGTCCGCGAACGTTGAACGACAAACACCGAGTTCGTCTGCAATACTTTTATCCGAATTTGACTTTGCTAGTTCTTTATATTCCTCTACTGTAAAAGCTAGGAGTTTACTTGCCGCCGTGATTCCTTTTTTAGAATCTCTAATGCCTTCTAAAAATTTTAAATCATTTTGCAATTCCTTTCGTTCATCTCTCGAAAGATTGTCGTAATTAGTTTCGATATTTGCTATCACTTCGTTTTGCAATTGCCTGATTTCTGCAACGTTCATTTTTCGCACTTTATCCATATCAGATTCTTTCATTTTACAAACCTCTTTTCCGTCGATCTTCTTCGTATTTTGCTTGTGCTTCTTCAAGTTTTTGCGCGATCTGCGCTTTCTCGTCCTCTGTATATACTTTTCCATCAGCTCCGTTCTGGTCTTTATCAAACCACGGCGGAAGCTCTTCTTTTTTCGGTTCTTTTTCCCAAGGCTTCTTTTGATTTCCAGAAACCGTTTTTTGATTTAAATAACCTTCGAATTTAATTCCGAACAAAGTTCCGGGCCTCAAATATCGACTCATCGCACTATCGTTTTTCCAGTCTTTGCATTTGATGATGATTACTTTTTTAAAGTCTTCAAAAGTGAATCCATCTTTCAGCCTAGCTCTTATCAATGTTTGAGTAACTTGCGTAGTGTGCCTGTAATTCGTTTCTGCGTTTTCATTTAAGAAATCAATAACATTTTTAAAAATGGATGTATCGTCGAGTTCCTCGACAGTATTCTTTTTATTCTCTTTAGGAGTCTCTGGTAAGTCTAAGGTATTGTCTGGCTCATTTTGAGCTAATGCATTAGCTCTTTTTGGGCTAATCGTTGGCTCATTTTGGGCTAATCGTTGGCTCATTGCTTCCAACGCGTCGTAATCAATGGAATACCAGACGGTTTTGTCAAACTTCTTTTTGTTATAATTAGCAGTTAAAAGCAACTTTTTTTCTCTCAAAGAAGTAAATGTGCGCTTTACTGTGTTTAAGCTCCAAAAAGAAAAATTTTCTTCTTGCCACTTTTGAATACTTCTATACGTCCAATACCTACCATCGTGCAAATTTTGTTTCTTGTTTAACCAATAGTGAATTTGTTGCAAAACAATTGCTTCGTTTAAGCCGATTTCTCTTGCTAACGTTGGCAACACTTGAAGAGGATAATCATTTATCAATAGATTGTTGTTGTTGATTCCAGACATGCGTAATAAGCCCTCCTTGCTCGTCGTGCTTTTTTAAGTTATAATTGACTTACAATTTATTATTTATCGGTCCTACGTTGACGCGTAGGGCTATTTTTTTGCGCTCCGGCAAACGTTGCTATTGCAGAGCCTAACGCAAAAACTAATAGCGTTATTTCAAAGATCAATTCCATCACCCCCTCATAATTTCCGGGAAATTATTTTCAAGAAAATCGTTCATCTTGCTAGCAAGAAATGACCATTTGCGATTTTCAGCCGACGGATATTTCACGAAACCGTCTGGATTTTCGTCAACGTCTAACATACTTCTAAAACTAGGTTTGTAGAGGATTTTTTCTTCTATCCAGTCCCGTTTTCTTCCAATTTTATTTTCCAATGCTTTTAAATCCCAATACTTTCCAACAATTTCTTGTTTTAGCAACTCTTCGTATTCTGTTTTAGTAATAATTACATGCGATTCTGGAATTGGTATCGTTACACTTAACTCTTGTGTCACCATTTCTTAACCTCCTTTCGATTCTATTCGTATTTCGAGGATCTGATTACACTTATTTATTTCTAAAATAAGCAGTAAAAATGTTTCTTTTTAATTAACATCAGCGTAAAAAAATATCATCAGGATTTTTATCAAAAACCGATGCGATTTTTTTAGCGGTGTTATAAGTATAACCATCTCGTTCTCCGTTCTCTATCATCCAGTAGTACTCTTTTGATATACCTACTTTCGTAGCCACATCTACGTAAGTTAAGTTGTTCTCAATTCTTAATTCTTTTAATTTTGTTATCATTCATTCACCACCTCTAGTTAACTATTGGTTATCCTTATTATAGATAACCATTAGTTAACTGTCAAGATATAAAATCCCTTTTTGGTTAACTTTATTTTAATTCCTTGAAATTAACTAACCGTTAACTTATCATTAAAATATAACTTATTATTGAAACGCAAAGGAGTGGCAATTTTGTTTGGAAAAATTTTAAAAACATTAAGAATAAATAGAGGTATGACACAAGCTGACTTAGGTTCCAAACTAAACATAAGTAAAGTGTCTATCTCAAAATACGAAAATGGAAATCAGTTTCCGGACACCGATACATTAAAACGCATCGCTGATATTTTTAATGTTTCTACGGACTTTTTACTTGGCAGAGAAGAGGCTATCCCTCAAAATTTAGCTTTTGATGATCTACGAGGATTAACGGAAGATGATTTAAAGAAGGTCAATAATTACATTGCTCTCATAAAAAAACAAAGACAAGAGCTCGAAGAAATTGAAAAAGAACTTTAAGGGGATGAGTATTTGAATATTCTAGATTTTTACCAACCTAGCGTGGCAGAAAAGTATTTATCAGATTATTTAATAGCACAAAACGTTTTATTGCCTAGCGATCTAGAAATTGAAAGCTTATTAATTAAACTCAATTTGTTTATAGTAAAAGGCGATTTCTCTATGTCTTTGGCTGATTATGGCGGTATTGTTTTAGCGCAACAGTTGTCAAGGGAACAATTTATTGAAAAATTGCATCACGAGCTAGTACACATTATTACACATTGCGGCAATCAACAATTAATGAATTTAAAAGCTATTGAAAATCAAGAAAAAAATGCAAATCGTAGTTTAATGTACATATCAATTCCTTATCACATGTTAAATTTTATAGATTTCACTTCTAATTACATCGAGCAAGATTTGCTCGAACTATTCCCTACGACAACAAGCGATATTATTAGCAATCGAATGTTATCTATACGCAATTATTTATTACAAAGTTCTTCTTTGCCGAAGTTGCAGTATGGATGATTTTTATTTTTAACAACAAACAGAACTAGCGTTCTTGGAAAAGGTGGAACTTAAATGAAAAAGATGATTCTGGGCTTTGTGCTTATTTTAAATGTATTTCTCTTCGGATGCGGAGAACCTGAACTTTCAATCAAAGAAAAACAAAAAGACGAATTTGTAATTAATGTAAACGGTAAGACTGATCCAGGAGCAAAAGTAACGCTGATAGACGAATCTGGAGAAAAAAGCGATATCGTAAATAGCGAAGGTGACTTTGTTCTAGTTGTTCCTCGCATGTTGTCGGACACCACTTATCAAGTAACATCTGAAAAAGATGATAAAAAGACAACTACAAAAGTAAAAGTTCCTAAAAAAAATAAATTAATCGCATACTATGATTTTGAAAAACAATTCAATGAACTAAGCGAACAATATCCTGGATTAAACACCAAAATTCCAAGCATTGATTCAGCAAAAAATCAGCAGGACGGTTTTTCGGTTTCTTTAGATGGAAAAAATATTATGAGCATACGCCTTTCTTATTCAGAAAATAATTCCGACGCTTCAATTTCATCTTTTACAGATTATCAAAATTTCATTTTATCAGTTGCTGCAACAAACGTTATATTAAATAAAGCAATTGATGGAACTGATACTATAGATTTCATCAAGAACGCAGTAGATGAAAAAGAGGATGCAAAAAAAACAGTGGATAACATTATCTACAATGTATCAAACTTGGACTATATGGGTGATACTATCACTAGCGTAATGATTTATCCTAAATAAAGATTGAAAGTAGGTGCCTCAATGGCTGTTTATAAACGCGAAAATTACTGGTCATACCGCATAAGTTTTAAAAAAGAAAACGGAAAATACGGGCGTATAAATAGCGACAAAAAATATAGAACTAAAAAGGAAGCTCAACTTGCCGAAAGCGCAATAAAGAACAAATTAAGCAAAGGATTTCATTTAGATGAAGGAGAAACTTTATTCACTGATTATTTCGAGGAATGGTTTAAAATCTATAAAAAAGGTAAATTGAGCATCGAAAACGACGTTGACATAAATAGCACGCTAAACTTTGTTAAAGCAAATTTCGATGGAATAAAGTTAAAAAATTTAACAAGAAAAAAGTATCAAGAAGTTTTAAATAAATACGGCGAAGAGAGAGCAACTGCAACGGTTAAAAAGAAACATACTTATATGCGCGCTTGTATAAAAGACGCTGTTCAAGAAGGGGTAATATATAAAGATCCCACGTATCGCGTTCGGGCGATAGGAAACGCCCCAACTCAAAAAGAAAGCGAGAAATTCTTAACTGAAAAACAATTAATTATCCTGACTAAAAATTTGATGAATACACACAAAGTTGAATATACATCAAGGAATATCATCTTCTTTCAAATAGCTACCGGGTGTCGATTTTCCGAAGCGTTAGGATTAACTTGGGATTGTGTTGACTTCGAAAAGAAAAGTGTCATCATAAATAAAACGTGGGATTATAAATATACTAAGTTCTTTAGTGACACGAAAAACTTTTCTAGCAAGAGATCTATTACAATTGATGAAAAGACAATTGAACTACTACGAGAAATAAAATTAGAGCAAACTAAATTCGAGTTGAAGAAAAACATTCGAAACAAACACAATCTAGTTTTTTGCAGTTTCGATTCTTTTCAAGTAGTTAGTAACAATGCCGTTAATAAGACTTTAAAAAAATTCTGCGAAAAAAGCGGCATTACTCCTTCGATTACAAGTCACGCTTTAAGACACACGCACGCATCTTTATTATTGTTTAAGAACGTTAATATTAAATACCTCTCGAAGCGCTTGGGGCATAATTCAATTACAACTACATTACAAACATACAGTCATATAATTGACGAAATGGAACAACAAGAATCTAGACATGTAGATAATATAATATCAAGCGTTTACGGAATAAAAGAAGTTAAATAA